CACCAGTCTTACAACCACCACTTACGATTATGGTGTCACTACCATACTGTTCTTTGATTCTAAATACAAAATCTTTTATCTTCTTTTTATTTTCGTATCTTCTACTCCCTACAATCGCTACTTTCATTATACTCCTACGCTACAATATTGTGTGTTTTTAAATTCACACCATTTACAGGATTTCTTACTTGGTGTTGGTATGATGTTTTCAGATATTCTATTACCTTCATTATCAAATGCTAAATCCAAGAATGTATCTAACCTTTTAGCCACTTTGTTCATACTCACAGTGCCACTCGCTGGTGAAAACTTCTGAACTCTTTTCTGTGGAAACATTGCATTCTCATATAACTTTCTTTTCACTATAAAATATTCAACTTCAATTTTTTCTATTGGATGATTGTATTGTTTTGAATAGAATTGTTTATATAATAATAATTGTTGAGTTTTGTTCTCATCTTTTTTCATCCATTTATTCCAACCCATAGTAGATGTTTTAATATCATATATTTTTAACGTATTGGTTATCTCATCTAATATTACTAAATCTAAATACCCTATCATTTTAATATTCTTCTTTAACTCAACGTTGATTGGGACTTCACAACCAATTAACTTATAACCTCTTTTACTAAAATACTCTCCACGCTTTTTCTTTACAAAATCTAATATCTCTACACCATCATTAAAAAACTCTCTTAACTCTTCTAATGTACAAGGATTTTTTCCAAACCTTTTTTTCTCTATTTGAAATTGTTTCATCATTTTGTCATGTAGTCTTTGTTCAAGATTTATTTTATTTGCATTCTTCACACTATCGTGATACATAACTTCTAACCAAGATTGTATGACTTCATGCATCGCTGTTCCGAATAATAGATGAATACTTGGCTCTGACTCTGTGATTTTATCTATGTAATTTAGTTTCCACCTTTGTGGACACTCTGAAAACATTGATAACTGACTATATGATATTCTACCCATAATTAAATATACAACCTTTTTTTCTTTTATCCAAGCTTTAATTTTATAAATGATACAATTTCACCAGCTATATTTTTTTTTGTAAATTGTTCCATACCCTCAAAACCAGGATTGGAATTAACTTCACATATTTTGTACCCACCATTTTGAAATAATAAATCCACACCAGCAATATCTAATCCTAAAGCCTTTGATGACTCTGATGATAACCATTCTATCTGCTCATTGACCTCATATGGAAATCCTTCACCACCACGAGATATATTAGCTCTAAAATCATCATCAGTGGCTTGTCTCATCATACAACCCACTACTTTATTATTAACTACGAACACCCGTAAATCCTTACCCCAAGTATCTTTAACAAATTCTTGTATTATGATGTCGTATGATTTTTTAGTTAATTCAGCCATAGTAACTAATTGATTTAATGATTTTTTATCTTCACATAAAAACACACCTCTACCATAACTACCACTAATTTTTTTTACAATCACAGGAAATCCAATATGTTTTTGTACAAAATCAATATCAATAGGGTGTTTTAATAACATTGTCTTTGGTATATCTAAATTTGATTCTGCAAGTATTTGATGAGTGTATAATTTATCCTTTACATTGTCTATAGCCTCTGATGAATTAATCACAGGTACTCCCATTCGTTCAAAGTGTCTGATGACAGCTTTTATATAATAAGTTGTTCCACTACCAGTTCTAGGAAATACAAATCTAGGTAAATAGGTTTCCAAACCATTTACAACGATTGACTTTTTGTTTTCTTTGTTTACAAATATATCTATTTCATTTGGATCTATAACTTTCACATCAATGTCTTGGTTATGAAACTCTTCAATTAATCTTACGGTCTCATACGCATTGTGAAACTTTGGTTTACATAGTATCCAACCTTTACTCATTATATTTTTTTCCATACCCAAACCGGTTCACCGAACGTGTCACTTTCTTTTTCATTATTGTTCTCATCATTTACTGCTGTTCCTACTCCTATACTATTTGGTCTTTTTGCCATTTCCATACCAAAACACTCTACATATTCTGAATCTTCAAAAGTATCTATATAATCATTCATTGGATCACATATCTTCAACCAATCTTTTTTACCACCACTTGATGCATTCACATCAGATATATTCACCATCAACACACCACCTTTTCGTAGTGTCCTCCAAACATTTTTTATTGATTTTTGTAAAAAGTTTTCATTCCAATTATTTATATTTTTATATCTAACCCAAGACTGAGTATCATCGTGTGAATATCGTTCTACATTGAAATAAGGTGGTGATGTAAATACTATATCCATCATCCCTTTATATTTGGATAAATCTGCATCTTCTGCAGGTGAACATATAAGTTCATGTTTTTTATCATTTTCAAAAAAAGTAGAATGTTTTTGATAAAATTGTGCCTGTTGTTCGTATATTGGGTGATTTTCTTTTCTAGGATCTATCCCTAAATAAAATTCAGTATAGTCAGATGCATAGAATCCAGCGAGTCTATCACCCCAACCAGCACTAAAATCTAAAACATTCTTACATTTGTATCTGTCATATATAGCTTTGACTACATTTGGTTTAAACTGAGAACAGATATATTTTCTTAGTGATATACTAGTTCTTAATGTGGATTTATCTACTTTTGGTACTTTGAGTGAAAAAAGAGAACCTAATAATGTGTACATAAATTTTTCATTTTCCCAAGTTCTTAATGGTCCTGGTGAAACAGTTCCATCCACACTCCATCTATTTTTCTGTTGAAAATAATTACTAGCTTTATTACCTACATTTAATCTCTTTATTAAATTATCACTTCTATCCCAATTATACTCTGAACGAGCAAACCATTGTTTACTAATATATAAATCATTCCACTTTACACCTTTTAACTTCTGATAATCTTTAAGACACTCTTTTTCTGAAATATCCATATATGGTGGTTCGTATTCCATAAGAACCTTTACTAAAGACTCTTTTATTTCTTCCTCAGAAAAAGTTTCTTTTATATAAGTCCACTCTTTTTCATCTATACTGAAATAAGGCTCCATACCTCGAAATTTTTCAAAATATGGATTCAACTATTTACCCCATTTTCCAGCTTCAACTATCTGTGCTATGATACCATAACACGCCAAGTCTTTGAATGCATCTATTGTTGGTTCATTTTGAGCTTTTCTATTATTTTTTACTACAAGATTTATTAACCTTTGTATTTTGTCATTAATTCTAACTATCAAACCTATCTTACTTAATCTTTTTTCATCATCTGTATCTAATGATGTACCCATAGCAATATTACTTGGACCGTAATCCATTTGTTTTTTACAGAACAACTCCCATTGTTCAAACTGTAGTCTTTGAAATTCTTTTGCAGTTTCTGGATAATGTTGTTCGATAAACTCTATGGCATTTTGTTCCGAATCTAATTCTGTTTCTATTATTTTCATTTACATAACCTCTTTATTGTTTTTTTATCTTTTCCATACATTTCCAATATGGATTTTAATTCTTCTTTGTCTATAATTTTAAGGTGATTTTTAGTCTCCAACTTACTACATTCAAAATGATTACTAATTATATTAACTAATTCTTTATCGTACTTTTTATCTCTTTTACCCTTTATGTATTTGTTGAATCTTTTGCCTGATGGAAGAACACTACGATACCATTTATAAACTTCTCTTGGTTCAAGTGTTCCAATGGAATATTTCTGAAACACATTAACAATTTCAATAAACTCATTATCCATTGATAACCAACGGTTAATAATAAAAGGGCTGAATTTCTTTTGTTCATCTTTAGAAAATTCATCCCAAGGTTTTTTGTGAACCAACAACTGGTTCATCCAATCTATAATCGTCATCCACCGCCCTTTTTCTTGTAATCTGTTTCATAAAAACCACTACCTTTAAATTGTGGTTTACCTACACTTGTATATACTCTTTCCATCTCAGGTATATGAGTTCCACAACTAGCCTTTACACATCTTTCACATACAGGTCTAGCTGAGTTCATACTCTGTAATAATTCTTTTTCTTTTTTACAAGATGGACATTTAAACGTGTAAAAAGGCATTATGCTTGTTTTATATCGGCTTCTTGAAATTCTTTGTTAATGTGTCCACAAGAATCACAAGCGAATGCAGCTACTGGAATTATCGCCTCTTGTCCATTTGGTGACATTAATGGTGAAAGTTTTTTTAACATCATTGTTTGTCTGAAACCCATCCCTCCACATTTTTCACAGATAATATCCTTTGCATGAGTTAAATCAATATTGTCTATGGTGAGTCCATCTTTTCCTGGTATCATGGTCATTACTCTTCTCCTTGGTAATTCACTACCTCTGTTATTTTAACGTCCTTTAATTTCCATTTAGTACGAGATATTACATTTTCATCCTCGTACGGTGGATTAAACAACGTTATATAAGTCGTTGGAATATTGTAATCATTATGCTCTACTTTAAATCTTTTCATTTGAGTATCCTTATTAGTCTTATTATTAGTGACATAAAATTTATTTCTTTGTCCACAACGTGAACATCTTGATATTGAGCTTCTGCAATATTTAAAATACATTCAGCTTCCTTACTCTTCCCATAAACCTCAACCTCATCATAAAGTAGTCTGTATAATTCTGAGTAGTCAGTTATGGAATTATCGGCAATCAATTGTCTCACAGTGTTTAACTTAGAACCGTTTGACAGATGTTCAATTAATTGTAGTTTATAGTTATTTTGAATTATAGAACTTGTATCAATTTTTAGTTTACCACTTACGACTTGTCTTTGAGCAGAATTAATTACCCTACGAATATCAGGATAACTTGCATCTGTAACTAATCTAATGTCATCTAATTCGTATTGAACATTTTCTTGTTCTAAGACATGAACTAAATGTCTAGCTACATCAACTCTCTTTGGTGGTATGACTTTAAATGATTGACACCTTGATTGTATCGGGTCGATTATTCTTTCCACATAATTACAAGTAAGAATAAACCGACAATGTTTTGAAAAGGTTTCCATTAGGTTTCTCAATGCAGCCTGTGCATTTGGTGTAAGATAATCACACTCGTCAAGAATAATTACTTTCAAGGATTTGAAACCTACGGATGAAGCAAATGTTTTGATTTTGTTTCTAACATCATCCACTTTGTTCTC